TTGCAGCACCTTCTGTATCGTTGTTTCCTGTGTGTGCTCCACCAGACTTACCGATTTCCTCAAACAGACCTGATTTCTGAATTACTGCAAGATTGTTATCCATTGATGCAATGAAGTTGTTATACGCTTCATCGGATGTTGCTTTCATGGATTTCAGAACTGGCACTAAGTCCTCTGCTTTTGTTCCTAAGAGTTCATACTTCTTAGCAACTTCTTCTAAGGACTTCTGTTCTGCTTCTTCTGCTCTCTTCTGGATTGGTTCCATGATCTTCTTCATCATAGAAGTGAAGTTCTTTGTAACACCTTCCATTGCTTTATTCACTGCTTCCTGAACCTGTCCATCAATATCAGCTCTTTTTGCAGTATCCTCTTTTTTTGCATTTGCATCATCCTGTAATGCTTTTAATGCTTCTTTCTTTTCTTCCTCTGTCATATTTGAAATATCAAATGCCATTTCATTCTCCTTTTCTTTTTTTTCTTTGTTAATAGTTTCAGGATCGCAAGATTTCTCAATTACCTCTTGCATTTTTGCGATCTCAAAATCATCCGCAACAACAGTATCTTCTTTGTCTGTTGCTGCACGTTCTAATTTGATCCAAGACTTGGATGCATCATCCGAAAATGCCTTAAACTGATCAATGCTCTGTGCGATTGCTGCCTGTTTATCCTCACACTCTTTATCGAGTAAGATTGACACGATCGACTGTTCCAGAGAGTTACAAGCATTCCAGATCTGATCCCTTACGTCATAGATCTTTTTTTCGTTCATTACATCATCAAAGGATGTTGCTTCATCTTCCATGGATTTCCTGACATCCTCTGAATTTACTCCTAGGCTGTCACAAAACGCATTAAAGAATCTCTTGAAAAAGTTTCCCTTCGGCTCTCCTGTACCTCCTCTCTTTTTAATCAGGATATTTGCTTTCTGATCTGCTCCGATATCTACTGCATCGATCTTTTTTACTTCCAGATCTTCCAGCTTTGTCTTTCCTTTTGTTTTCATGTTTCCTCCTTTCTAACGACACTTTTTCGAGTTTTGAACACGAAAATTGCATTTTTGATACAAAAAATAGACCAATTTGCATTTTTTACAAAATGGTCTATTTTCATTTCAGATTTCACTTAATTTTAGAATAAATTTCAGTTTCTCATTTCAGATTTCACTTCCTCAATGATCTTCTGAATCTTTCTTTTATAGTTCTTATTCCCAGTCAGTCTTATGTGGCTTTCCAAGGTCCTTAGATTTCTGGATGTTGGAACTCTTCTACGTTCTACATTCTTCTTAATTGCGATCGCAACTCTTTTATTCCTACAGTGCGTATGATGCAATTCAAAGCAATCAGGGTTGTACACGATCCATTCATCCTGTCGGTGTGATTTCTTAATCTTAAGAATGCGATCATCTCCTAGTTAATTCCTTGCCACGCCTGTTGCAGCAAAAATCCTAACAGTTCCCAGATCTTGTTTTTGATACTTCCCATGCAAATATCTTTGCCGATCTTTTCATCGTAATTCTTTGGATCAACACACGAAGATGATTCCACGATATCAAAACCATTTCGAAGCACACAACGAACAACTGTTGTTGTCTCTCCCATCGTGATTGTCTCCGTAGATGCAATAAAATCATCGACCATTTCTGGTCCGATACTTACTCCAGATGGAAGATTTTTATTATCATTCACTTTCATATATGCTTTCTCAAAAACATCTTTCGGAGACCATGATTCGTACCCATCTGGGTATACAACCTTGTATCCTGTGATTTCCTTTGTGATCGGATTTCTTTCTGGTTCTGCCTGAATCAATTTTGCACCGATATATTTGTCCATCATTCTTCCTCCTCGACTTCAATACGTTTCGCTTTGCCCTCAATACTGAACATCGTATAAGTTCCGTCCTTAATCTTTGCCCAGACCTCATCGTCTGTGATGTGGAAACCAACCCACCAGCCTTCAGGCAACGTACCTTCCTCTATACCGAGAGTTTTCATCTTTTCCTTAGTGAATATAATACTCTCGATTAAAACGCCTGCACCGCCTCGCTCGTGCATCTCTCCGGCTTCACGATAGAACTCTACATAGGTATATGCTGTCTGTTCTAGTTCTTCTGGATCAATTAAATCGTTCTGGCGGTCAACCAGCTGTTTTCCGTTCTCATCGACTGCAATCTTAGCCCATCCAAAGACGTACTGCTTTTCTTCGTCCTTCTTAGTAATATCTACTCGATTCAAGGACTTTCGTATACTGTCCTGTGTCTGTGCTGGGGATCGTATATAATCGTTAAAATATCTCATGCTTCCTCCTTCTTATACAGCCGATCAAAGTCATTCTTACGAACTACATTTAATCGACCGACTGAATCTTTTACAACATAGTCTCCGATTCTTGCAACAAGTCTGCTGCCTTTATATCTCCGTGCATTAAAATAGATCGTACATCCAATAACGGAGATTGCTCCGTCACGCTGTGTACGATCTATCATAATTTCTTCGGTATTCATTTTCTTTGTGAACCAGTCAGGGGCGATCATATCAATATCAGCTGTGATCTGCACCGCCTGAACTGTCTACCCTATTGCTTTGTACTTCATCATTCTTCTTTCTTTGCATATCGTCCAGTTCCATTTGCGTAATGGATTCCGTCACAGATTTTCATAGTTACTTCTAACATCCCTAAAGGTTCAAACTGCCTACGAATATTTCTCGGAATTGTCTTATCCTTTAACCATTCATGCATGTCGTCCAGTAATTCAAACCATTCTTGTTCGTGTTCTGATACATCCATATCTTGTTTCATTAGCTGATCGAATCTTTCTTTTAATTCAAGATGTTTTTCCATTTTCTAAAGCCTCCATCCAATGCGATACCTTCTGATAATCTTCAATATTTCCTGATAACATCATTTTATCATAGATCATATTATTCAGCCAGTCATACCTATCTGGTAACGGAACAGAAATAAGCTTCATTGCAAAATCATAATCATTTTTAAATAACCCAGCAACTTTATTTATATTTCTTAAAGCTTCTGTCATATGATCGTACTGTGATTCAAGAATTTGTATATTCTCTTTCTTGCTAATCTCCTGTGCTGCAAACTGTACCGAACCCTCTTCCATGTTCTCATACTGTTTATACATTTTACGATCATATTTTGTAACTGATCTAGCGTGTAACTGTTCATGTAACAAAATATGTGGGGCTGTTTCATGTCTGGTTATAATATCTCCGTTCCACTGGATACCATAAACACCAGAATCATCATCAACTACGACCTTTCCACTCCATGAGCTTTCAAGATCAAGATGTTTGTCTGCAATCTCTGACATTTTATTAGCAAGAGTCTCTATTTCCTCTGTGCTGTACTCTCGCAGTTCATCTTCTTCTGTTTCATACGCTGCAGCTATAGATTTTGAATTGACATACATAACACAGCATTTACACCTCGGATGAAGCGGAGGAAGTAGCTTACCTGGGGCAAATTCTTCGTCCATTCCAACAACTTTGCCGTTCAGTTCTCTACATGTGCTGCATGTATTCTCACTATCCGTTGCGGACCATTTTTTATCCTGTGGTGGCAATATGCCTTGATCGACAAGATTCTTTATATGCTGATATCTGCCATACTCATATGCAAACGCTCTTTCGGTCTGTGCAATCGTGACGGCTCTTTCTCTTAGCCTTTTCTCTGCATACTTCATTTGCTTATCTCTCGCTATTTTCTCGATCTTCTCTGGACTTGTTCTAGGATGTTTCTTAGTAAGCTCTTCCTTGATATTCTCATAGTATTTCATAGCCGCTTGTGTCTGTGGCTTTGTTAAACCAATACAGGGACGGATAAACCTTGCAAGTTCATCTGTCCCCATATGCTTTCTTATACCTAGATCGATCATTGACTGAATTGCATCTTTCTGTACTCTTGTACAATTCGTTACAAGCTCAGCTGTGTGCTTTTCCAACCAATCAGATACCGCCCAATGATCTGCATCAAATTTATATCCAATGTCTATTCCTTTGTGCTGGTTTTGATTTTTAGCACCAGCTTTCATTGCTTTAACCATCTCTGGTGCAATCTTATCATGAACCAGTTTTGAATAATCCTGTTGCCATTCTTCTACAGATTTCTTGGAGATCACACCAGCCTGAATAGCTTCTCTGATCTCTTTAAATGTAAAAACCGTCTGCTGATCCTTCCAATACCTGACCAGCAAGCGTGTTAATTCTGGACTGCTGCTATTAAGAAACCTCTCTAATGCTTCTTTCACATCATTTGGCTTCATCGATCCACGCTTCTTAACCTTTCGGAATAGGAACATATAATCAGCTCCTTCCTAATCGTTTCTTGGCTTCCTGTACCTTTCCATCATCTTCGGCAACGTCCTGATTGTTCTCCGGGTGTACATTATTTCCCTGTGATTCAAGATCGTTTGTCTGCTGATCTTCTCTGTCAGGATCAATGAATCTTTCATCGTTAGCTACCTTTGGTGGCAAATTAGCGGCTTCTCGAACATATGTTTCCAATTCGTCGTCTGGGATCAATACACCAGTGCCAACCATCGTCTGGATGTACTGTGCTAATTTGTTCATGTCGATCTTTTCAATATCTCCGTGAACCATCTTCGGGTAGTCTGTGATCCCCTTGAAATGTTCTCCGTTTAGATCAATTAATCTTGGGATCGCTTGGTTATTAAACGCTTCACAGATAATGTCAAGGTATGATCCAATCGCTACAGCAAATAGCTCTGTCTTATCATCGGACAATGCAAATGATCCAGTGTGTTCATGCCCCAACAGTATAAAATCCGCAAGCGTTGTCATTGCTATGCGGCTATCATAACGCTTTATGATCTCGTTCGTATCAATTTGTCTGCTTCCACCTGTGGAAACAAGCTCAAACTTGAATCCCGGTGGTAACACAATACCAGCACTTTTGTCTTGTCGGATGTTTCTTACCAAACTATTTGCCCATGCCAACATTCTTGATCCTTCCGGATCATCTGGATTGTACAGGTCAACACCTTCCGGCGGTGTAACCATCGGTATACCGGCGAGGTCTCGTTCAATCCCGATTCCTTCAAACTCCTGAATGCCTTTCTTGAAGTACCAAGAACGATAAGCATTTCTAAGAATACTTCGCCCTTCTGGATTTCCTTTTCTGGATCTGGTCCTGAAATGGATTGCCTTTTCCAGCGGGATCGTATAAAGTCCAAAATTTGGCGGTGGCATCTGGGTCATTCCAATAAGGTTATCTTCATCGTCGTACTCCCATTGGTATAGAGAATCCTGTGATCGGATAGGAAGTTTTCTCCATCCAATTAAGCCGTCATCATACTTGCTATTTGTCTTAGGATTTCCTGTCCTACCTGATCTTCGCTTATATACGATTTCATGGTACGACCAGCCATATGTAAGAAATGATAGGATTTCAGAAACTGTATCTGTCCAAGTATCTTGCATATCATTCATACAGCTTTCTATAAATTCTGCTGCCTTGATATCTGCCTGATCATCCCCTTGTGGTTCGACCGAAAACGTAGCCTGTCTTAATAAAGTGTCTAATGCAAATATAATTGCTCCTACCACATCGTCGTTGGATTCCATTTCGGTATATACTTTAACTCCACGTTGTCCTCTCAACTCTGGAAGAAATTCTTCATAAAAGCTACCGCCCCACCGATTTTGACCGATGCGACCAATTTCATCATACAATGCTATTTCACCTCCAATAACTATCTTTTGTTCCAATAAGTGACGTTGGAACACTGATTGGTTTAATTTTGTTTCTGTAGCAAGATAAAACAACAGCATCTGCCCGGTCTGGGGATTCTCCAATGCGTTCTTTCATTGCTTTTTTCGATTCTAGTCGTATCTTTCCCGATGAACTAAGATCATATTTTCTTGCACTCAATTGTGCGATAAGTTCTGTGTCATTTGGTAATATTGTTTCTTTTTCTTCTAACATGTCTCTTAATATGGACCATGCATAAGATGTGATATCATGATATTTTTCTGCTGCTTTCTTGTCTGGAACGGCAGCAGAAAAATTAACCGGAACAATCACTACACCAGATAACTTTCCCTCCGATTTTAATTCATTCAAACGATCTGTTACTCCTCCACCAAGACCAGTATCATCTATGATCACATATATTGTTTTTTTATATTTAAACTTTTCTTTGATATTCCTACACTCTACAACAACATCTCCTACAGTCTTCATTAGGTCCTGCCCATGTCTGATCTTTTCTAATGTGATCTTGTTATTCATATTCCTTGCGATCACTGTATCATCGTCGCCAAAGCGAGCCACATCGACTCCTAAAGTACAAATATCAGCTGGTGGTATCTCTTCCAAGATGATTGATGATTCCAACATTTCCAAAGGCATATAAACATCATCATCCTGTTTAGGAAACAATCCTTTTACCCTGACTCTGACAACATTACTTTCTTCTCCATATTTTCTGATCAGAGAATCAATGTTGTCTTTATTAGTTCTTTTAGACTCTGCGGAATTTACAGTAATGCAATAATATAATTTACGATCAGATGTATGACTGTCATAAAATGTACCGCTTGCTTTTGTTGGGTTTCCACAAAGCAGCAGTTTATTATTTGCTCCTGTCAGAGTACCTAAGATTGCTTCCATGATCGGATCTGCAACACCAGAAGCTTCATCAACAATGAACAGCATATTATCCTCATGGAATCCTTGCATATTTTCTGGAGTAGTTGCTGTTCTTGCTACTGCATACCAGCGTTCTTTGCTGCCAATCATAGATATTTTTGTTTTGGTCCACTGTAGTATCTCCTTCAATAACGGAGATTTACTTTGCCACTTTGAAACCTCTGCCCAAAGAACATCGTTCAACTGGTGTAGCGTTGGGGCTGTTGCTACAACTCTTGCATTCTCAAAGCAGCTTAAAAACCACAGCAGTGTTGCAGCTTCAAATCCTGTCTTTCCAACACCCTGTCCAGATTTGATCGTTACTTTTGGATTATCTCTTAGAGCAAATGCTGCCTCTTTTTGCCATTCATCCGGATAAAAGGAAAGAACTTCTTCAAAAAATTGAACTGGGTTCTGCTGCCATAAAGGAATACTCTCTACAAGGAAATCATGTAATACTCTATCATCCATCTGATTCCCTCGCTTTTTTTACAGCATCCATCCAAGATTGAACTGCATCTTCTCCTGTATCAGTTTCACTGTGT